GAAAACGGCTGTAAGCTGCTGGATTACGTTGTAGACCTCATCACGGCTATTGATAAGCATGTTGAGGCTAAACCGCGGCTCTAGATTGCCCTTACCATCTTCAACAAGAGCATTGCAGTATTGACTTACAGAAAAGAAGTCATATTTATCAAGTGTGCTCTCAGGAATTCCGGCTCCATATCGATCGTTAATCAGCAAATCATAAAGACACCAAGCGGGGTCATTCGTCCATGTTGCAGCCTGGAACGTTCCATCCCAGACACCGGAGTAAGTAATCCGCCCTAAATAAGTTGTTGTGTCTACTGTCGCATTGCTTGGAATCTTTACTTTGATGCCGCGAATCAAATACTTACGAGACGGAATACTGCCAAACTGCCGAGAATCAAACCGCATCCCAACCAGGGCAGAGTTGGGGTAACGGAACTTCTCGTCAATAATCTCAGTAAACCCATGAAAGAATGTCGCGCTAGAACGGCGCGTGCTGGTTTCGTCGTCGCTTACACGCACCATCCGGATATCAACTGGGAAAGCTCCGGTAAGCGTGATCATGTAGTCACGTTGATATTTTGCGCTACTTTTTCCTTTAATAGTATCTGATATTGCGTCAGTATAGCCGCCGCCATTGTACTGAACTTGAATCTTGATGCTAACTTCATGGCCAACAATGTCACCGTCGTCCTCAACAACGCGAAGCGCCGGGATTGCTAGCGTGACGCGAACACGATCAACATCAGTATCTGTGATCGAGCGGGTGATGGGGCTGCCATTTGTGACCTCAGCATTGACTACTTGCTCGGACTCAGTGGAGCCAAAGTCGCCAGAAATATGAGTTTGCGTTTGCGTTCCAGTGCGCGTGACGATTGTGAAATCACTGAAATTGCTTGAGCCGTCAGAATTTTCAACGGGCGTATTATCCAGGAAAATGCTTTTGTTGCCGTTTTCTAGCCCTTGGATTTCACCTTCGCTGATCAAATCAAGAACAGTGGCAAATTGATGCGACTGAAGGGTGTCATCAGCCTCTGTAGGTGTATGGCCGCCGCCACCGCCTTTTCCGCCACCGCCGCCAGCGCCTGCAATATATTTAGTCTGAGTCATACCTGCACCTGATCAACATCAAGACCACTAGAAATAACTGCTGATCCAACAAACACCCGCCCATAGGCTATCGGCACCGGCAAGCCTTGTTTTGATGTGTTTACTACGTTTGAAAACGTAAATGATTCGAGCTGTACTGACTCGTCAAGCTGCGGTAGCTCAGGCTGTGGAGAAATAGCTGTTGCAATACCGTTTAAGACTAGCCCTGCGCCTACCGCAGAAAGAGCCGTTCCAACGCTTGTTAAGGTTGCGGCCGACGCTGCTGGCCCTCCTAAAAACCCGAAAACGGAGCTGCCAAATAGGCCCCCACCGGGGAAGGCTAGTGACACACCGATCAGTGCAGCGCCTAAAAGAAACTGCCCGGTGCCGCGACCCGCGCCAGAAACTACAGGCGTAATACTAAACACCTCTCGATCACTAAATGGCATAAGTAGAGGGGAAATATCTTGCTCGGTTATCTTTTCTTTGCTAACTGCTACGCGATAACCAACGCCGTCCTGCTCACTATCAATTAGCCACTTGTCTAGTCCTGGGAAGTTGACGCAGAGTGCTTTTATAGCTTGCGCCGGTGTCGATACATCGAACTCAAACCGGCATTGACCAAGCCGTTTACGCAAAGCGCCATAGACCTTAACGACTTTCATGCCTCAAGGCGCAGG